TCATAATTGTCTAATAAATATTTAATTTCAGAAGGCATAGAATCTTTATAGTCTTGTACCTTACTGTTTACTGTATCTTCAACTTTAGCTAAAAGCCACTCTTCGTTGCCTTCAAACTCATCGTCGTTATAATCAATTAATCCTTTTTCTCTTTGAAGTTCTGCAAAGACTCTAAGGGCATCTCCTTCGTCTTCTTCTTCGTCAGAGCTTTCTTCTTCTTTTTCAGAAACAGGTTCCTCTGAATCTTTTTCTTCAACAGCAGGAGCTTCGTCTTCGACAACTTTATCATCCTCCTCAGATTTTTCAACTTTTACTTCTTCTTTTTCTTCTTCAGGAAGTTCATCAACTTCTTGAATTTTTAGTTGAGGTTGGAATATAGAATTTTCTTCTTCTCCTTTGTCCTCAGCTTTGGCGTCACCCTCCTCTGGTTTAACCGTGATGTTACTCAACACGCTTAAATCCAATCCTTCTAATGCATCATCACCTAGTGCCATACTTGAATTTTAATTAATAGTCAACAAAAATAAAAACTTAATTTATATCTGCAAACTTAAAGTATACTTGAGATCAATTAAAGCTTACCTTCTATAGCTAAAATATAATTTTAAAAATTATACAACTAATTAGAATTTGGCTTTTTTCTTAATTGCGCTCGTTTTATCTCTTCGTCTGCTTTATTTTTACGTTTAGTTTCATCTAGTTTAGATCTCTCTATATCTAGTTTTGCCATATCAATAGTATCTCTAATACTATTGTCGTTATCGTCAGTATCTACAGAAGAGTCTTGCATCTTACTCATAGCATTCATCTTAGCTATTTCTAACTTTGTTTGATTGTCTTGAGTGTTTCTAGCATCCTCTCTATTTTCTTTTTCTATTTCGAACTGCATTTTTTGTTGCTCTGCTTCTTGCTGCATTTGCATTTGTTGTTGTTGCAGTTGCGTTTGCTGTTGTTGGGCTTGCTGCTCTCTTTGAGTAGCTTCAAGCTCTGAAGCTTTAATTTTATTTTTGATGTCAGCGATTGAACTTGAGTTGTACACGCTAATAACATCAGAGATAGACATTTTATCATTTTGTAAAGCTGCTTGAGTTAAAGATTTTAAAGCTTCTAATGCTTGGAGGTCTTGTGTAGAATTAGATACAAATATTCCATACTCTCTATAACCAAACTCTCCCATTAGATTAAATGTTGTTGTAGCTAAATCATCTGCAACATACTGAAACTTTTTAGTTTTGCCAGCGTATACATCTTTAGCAACATCTAGCAATGTTTGCAACACTCTTACTTTAGTTTGGTTATGTATGTCATACCATTTTTCTGTAATATGAGAAGACTGTTCAACTGCTCTTTCTGTTGTACCTACAAGCTCAGAAGAAGATATGCTTCCAAGTCTTTGCCTAGTTACACCAGATAACGATTGCACTTTACTTTCTACAAAATCTAATAACTGTACATGCGATTGTATAAAATTACCAGTTTCCATATCTAATACTTTATTTTGTGTAGATATGTTACCAGCAAGTTTACCAGTGGATTGTCCTTTTTTACCTTCATTAAATGAATCTACAAAACCAAACTTCATTGATTGTGCATAGTACATCCACTTTTCTACTTCCCATCCATCGGGAACTAGTGATAAATCTATAAGAGCTATTTTACCTTGATTAGAGGATATAGCAAGTTCTAATCTGTACCAAAGAGTTATATATAAATAAACCCACGGAACTAATCTATCCATTAAAGATACAGATTGAGAATTATTCGCATTGTATATTGTTCCTACATAACCTGACTTACATACAGAAAGATTATCCATTTTACGGAATTGTTGTTTTTTAGGGCGAATATTTAAATACATATTCTCACCTATCTTTGTTCCTTCCCAATACTCACTAATCCACATGTACTCAATAGACTCTCCTTTTTCAGGATCAACTTTATAAGCTTCTGTTACAATAGTTTCTTGAGGCATTCCTTGCTCATCAAAGTAAGAAAGTCTTCCAATCTTACGCATAGATTTCCAAGTAATCTTAGTTACTCTAATATTACCATCTTGATCATAGTAATTAAATACATTACCTGCATCTTCGCCATCTCTGTTTTCAATAAACAATTTTTCTGGCGAAGGGTAATTTAAAGTACTACTGCTTTCCATAGATCCTCTATGTCCTTGCTCTTTCTCTAAACTATCAATTTGTGCAGGAGTAAGATCTTCGTAATAGTTATCTATAACAGTGTTAAGAGACATCCAAGTATCTTCTACAATAACATCAGCATCATCAATTAGATCTGAGTTATGTGGTAAGAGACAATAAAATTCTAAAGGATTAACTCTTTTAGCAGAAGGCTCTTGCGCCACCTGTTCTATATGGTATATTTCTTCTCCAGCAATTAAAGCATCTTCCCAACCAACACGAAACATGCTACTTAAATTTAAATCTTTTTCTAAAAAATTAAGAAGTTTGTGGGCCGTAGACTCATTCATGTCTTGGAAATCGTAGGTAAAATATTTTTGCAATCTTTTAAGATTGTCTGGAATACTTTCCTCAATTTGTTGGGCCATTTGCTGCTGCTCTTGTTGAGATTTAGCATCTGGCATCTGAGCCTGCATAGCTTCCCGATGTTTGTTGATCATCCCTGTAAACATCTCAACAACTGCATTTTTCATCTCCACTTCTTTTTCAGAAATAGAATCTTCGTTTACTCCACGGACTACATAACTAAATTTACGTTTAGCTTCTTCACCGAAAAGAAGATTAAAAATAGGAGAAACAATATCGTAATACTGTAAAGTAGCAGGCATTTCTGCCACCCCACCAAGGCCTAAAGGATCTGTAACATACTCAAGATCCTTCTTATCGAATTTACCATTATAAAGATCGTAGTTCCGCTTCTTTTTAAAGCGAGAACTACGTCTTGTATGATCATATATTCCAATTAAGCCTAATGCAGCTTCAATACATTCTTCTCCCCATTTCTGAGTTTTCTTTCGTCTACTCAGTTTTTGTCTAGGAAAATCTACGTGAGCCATAAATTATATTTAAGCTACCTCTAATATAAGGTATTCTAGTAATGGAGTGTTTGCTGATGATTTTACTTTTATTGCAGTGTTATTTGCTGCTGGAAAAAACATAAATTCTCCTGGAGCAAGACGAGCGTACACTTGAGGAGTACTTTCATCATCTGCAAAGATTAAGCTATCTACTGTGTCTAAATTTTTAGCGTATACGTAAGCTTTTTTAGCTCCACCTCCAGAACCAGATAAAGCTTCTAAAACTAAATCTAAATATCCTGTCGATGTTTTTACTACAGTTAAACCTTGACGATTATCCCCATCTATAGTTAAATTAGCAGTAACTGTTTTTGATAAGTTGACCATGTCAAACAAATCTGTACTTGTTATGCTAAAGGTTGTTTTTAAAGTTGCCATATTTTATTTTATTTTAAAATTATCCTAATGCTTTTTCCATTAACAAAAACTCAACTGCTGGAGTTCCTGCAGCTGGCTCAAGATCTACACTTTGCATATCTGATATAGGAATAAATAAAAATTCTCCAGGACCTACAACTGCAAACCAATCTGCGGCAGCACCTGCTGTAGCTGCTGCTGCTCTTAATGCTACTTGCACATATTCACCAGCAGTAGAGCTTAAATTATTTAAAAATAAATAAGCTTGATCGTTATCACCTGCTAAAGGTCTAATAGCTGCATCTGTCCCTAAAGTTAAAGCATCTTGCGTTCCGTTTCCTGATAGTATAATTTTACCCATTACTTGGGTATCCCCTGCAGGAGATAATGAATCTGTTTCCGTGAAGCTCAATGCTTGTTTTGCAAACAAGTCTGTGCTGGAAAGAGATAATGTTACATTTACTGTTGCCATATTAATATTTTTTAAATTCGCGAATTAAAGGACAAAATTAACAATTTAAATAATATGTCCTAATAATAACTTACAAAGTTATAAATTAAAATTTTACGTTTATAGCTAAAACGATTTTTTCTTTCTAGCAAAAAGAGATTTATCCCAAAATCCTTGGTCATATATAGTAGAAACTTTCTTTTCTTTTTCTACTTTTATCTTTTTTACTTCTTGTATGTGGTACACTACCATCATAAAAGCCATTACTCTATCAAAGTTTCCTATCTCATTATAAGAAATTAATTCTTTTAATAAAGGTATGCTACGTATTTTATGAAGATTAAGCATTCCCTCTTCTGCTTCGTACTCTTCTAGTAGCCACATTTTAATTAATTCTTCTCCGTAATCTTTTAAAGGTTTAGACATATGCATACCCTTACCTCTATTTACTTTACTATTTTGAACTACATCTTTTATAATAGTAGGTTGATCTAACAACAAATGAGTTTGATTTTTAAACTCTAAATATTGGTACATACCTTTACGTTCATTTTCATACAAACACTTTGCATTATAAAAATGTAACAATCTCCTTACTTTTTCGTAGTATGCATTAGCAGTGTCTGGTCTCCCCGTATATTCTGCTACAATACGGTTTGTAAGCTTGTTTATAATTAACGTAGACCCTAAAGAAGATGTAGTAGAGTCATCGTGATCGTAAGGATCTGTTCCTGCAAGATACATACCATAAGGTATTTTTCCTTCACTATCTTCATAAGGCATTTCGTATATTACTACACATCCTGCTAAATCATCACTACCTCTAAGAGGAAAATCTACAATAGGAGATAGTTTAGCATTTGGTTTCCATTTAATTTTATTACTATCAGAGTCTATATAAAGATCTCCTATGTAATCATGGTTCCTTTCTTTATTAGTAGCTTCTAATTCAGCTAGTCTAGTAAGAAGATCTGCTACAGGAAATAAGTTACCTGTACGCGTAAGGAATACTTCTGAAGGAACTAAAGGTCTGTTTTGCAACTCTGCATCTAAAGCGCTTCTAGAGTTTTTACTTTTCTTTAATTTTTCTCTAAATTTATCTAAATAATCTTTTGCATCTTGCTCTTGTGTGTTTCCGTTGGTATCTTTAAATTGATTAAGCCCTCTATACGCAGGTACAAAATAAGATATTTTACCTTTGTCTTCCCATTCGTCATTAAAAGTAATCATATCGTAAACATCTGGATTGTAAAACATATCTCTTGCATCTACAGTACCTCCACCTTCCATATCACCACCTGTACCTAAATACATACAGCTTCCAAACTTGTAAGCACCGTTTTTCATACATTCTACAGACGCTTCATGCGATGCTTTAAGATTGCTAAACATACCAATCTCCTCCATCACCATTACAGCAGGACGAGTACCATTGGCAGCAAATGCATTGTCTTTAAAGGTACGATGCTTAATCTTAGATTTACTACCCATAACTTTCCAGGTACCACCAAGCTTCTTTTTATATTCTGCAATAACTTCTTTCCCAGAATACCAACTACCGCTGTACTGCTTAGAAAAAGGGGAGGGAAAGAATTTGTTTCCAAGTTCAATTCCTCCAGGTAAATTATCCAATCCAAATTGTGTCTTTTTTAGTATGTCTCCTGAATATTTAGCATCCCCTGCTCCTGCTACAATTTCTGTAGAAGGTGGGCTACCAATGTCTTCAGGTTTATATGATTTTGCTCCATCAAACACAAACTCATGGCCAATAACTCCTCCTGCAACAGAATAAGATTTACCAAACCCACGACTTCCCATCATCATAAAGTTTTTAGCTTCATTTTCCCACAAAGGGCACCCCATATTCTTTTTATGTGTTCTACGCATATACTCTGCAGCAGGAACATAGTTTGGTTTACCTATAAACTCTCTATTGCAAGTAAACTCTTTATCATCTTCAAAACCAGAGAATCCTCTAGCCTCACACCAGTTATAAAAAAACTCCCATTCAAGATCTCTAAGAAATGGCTTGCCAGGAGTTTTAGTTTTAGAGTGTGCATTTTTGTTTAATAAAATTGTCCAGAAGTTTACATAAAAATATAAATTACCTGGCATCCATACACCGCTAACCCAATAACCCTCAATACACCTTTTCTTTTCTTCTCGCCAAAACAATAAATATTCTTCGCTTGCGGGATGAAATTGAGGTATTTCTTTAAGTAAAAAAGCAGCTTTGTTAACAATCATATTAATCCTTTTTCAGAGGCAGACTCTTCACCCCCACCTTTAGTAGAGCCTTCGTTAGTTTCTTTATCCACTAGTTTTAAAAGACGTT